GGACCATGTCGCAGCGAAATCATCATCAAGCGCCGCCATGCGTTCTGTCATGTGTCTATTCATAATCCCTCCCGAGGGGTTTTCTATCTGGTTAACATTGACAACTAATAGGAAGAATACCGGAAACTCGGGAACCTGTCACGGTTTAATTGCCATCGGGTCTAATAAAGATATAACCGCCGGACAGCTCGACAATTGCGGGCGCTGTGGGCGTTTGGCTGTATAGGCAAAAAGCCTGGTGATTGCCTGGGCGCGGCGTCAATCGAGCCTATTTTTACCGGCCTTTTTTTAAGCTTATTTTTTTATAAATTTTTTAACGTGTTTTCGATCGGCCAAAATGCGGCCATATTTGGGCCTGTCACTTGCACAGAATCGAACGGCGCGGGTGTCAGCTCGTGCATTGTTTCGAGAATCGCCCAAAAACCGGCGGCAACCGGCGGCAACTGGTGAAAGATATAAGCGGCTGCAGGGGCGTTATCGGCTGCCGGTGTTGGCGCTTGGGTGTCTGCTGTCTGTGCTGGGTGTCTGCTATTGATGTCCCTCTAACGCACACACACGCCCGCCAAACTTTCCCAGCTCGGACAACAACGACAGGGGCAGCAACCGAACAAGCCGCCGCCCGTCGCCAGCTGGGGCGCATTGGTCCCACAATCGGCCCCAACAAAAACAACCGGCGCAATTCGCTGGGGATACAGGGCACAGCAGCGCATTGAGACAGCGCCGCCCGCGCCAATGGGGGGGCATAGGGGCAGGGCCGGACCCCACCCCACCCCAAGCGCCAAACAATTAAATCAACAATATCCTCCACGCAAACCGGAGGGGAAAATAGAACCTCTATAAGCAATACCTAATAAACGGTAGACATCCCACGGTCACACACGGGGGTTCTCTATTACTAGGACCATCTTTATGACAACTAAAATGTGTCCTGTATTGAAAAATAACGACACCCTAGAGGTTACCATTCCTAAACCATTAACGTTCCACCACGGGCGTTACAGAGCCTCTCAGAGGTACATATGATTAATACAGAGAAGCAAGCCAAATTTGTCGAATACTACGTTTTGACGGGTAATGCGACAAAGGCATACAAGATGGCTGGATATTCGCCGAAAGCTGCGGATGTCAACGGGCCAAATTTGAGAAAAAAACTTGCCGTAGAGATAGAAGAGGAGACTCGGAAGAGGGTGCAGGGTCTTGCCCCTATGGCGGTGGGATTTTTGGAGGAGTTGGCAAAAAACGCCCAATCAGAACAGGTCAGGCTAAAGGCGGTGATGGATATTCTGGATCGTTCTGGTTACAAGCCTACCGACAAGGTAGAGCAGACCGTCACTTATGACGATAAGACCACGGACGAGTTAAAAGCAGAGCTGGCTAATTTGATGGGTTTTGAGGAACCAATCCTCCAGTGAATCCACTCTACGGTAAACCAATGGTCCAAGAGCCTTTTTGGCTGCGCCGTGCCAAGGGCCAAACAAACTCTCCCGTCGTTAATCAGATGTGGCATCCAGATAAAGATACAGGCCAGATGCAAACTGTTTACTCAGGGACGCATCCGATGGGTCTTTTGCCCAATGCAAAACAGCCTTACCAGTCAAAAGCAATGTTGTACCCGACAATTCGCTGGAGATCCCCTGGGCTTGAAAAGTTACCGAACGACCGTGCTATCCAAGAGGCAATGGAAATGGAAGATTACATGGTGTTCCCAAATATGTGGGATGCAACAGAGTATTCAAAATCACTAAGCGCCAGTATTGAGCGGGAAGTTAGCCTTAATGATCAAATTTTGGGGAAAGTGTCGGAACGCCTCGGCATAAACGCATCTCGTTTGAACGACTTTGCTAATGTCGTAAGCGGCGTGGAAAGCAGCTACGGGAAAAACCTTCGTAATCCCGAATCGTCGGCCAAAGGCATCTACCAATTGACCGATGACACCTTTGTCACCGCAAAAAACAGGCTAAAAAATATAACGGGGAGCATTCCCCAAAGAATAAAAGACGCAGAATCTATTCTCGACTTATCTCCTGATGACCAAAAAGCACTCTTTTTTGCTCACCTGACGGAAGATAAAGGCAGTGACGCAGAAATTCGATCGTATTTGGAAGGGGGGTCTGGGAGAGACTTGTATGTGAAGCATCATTACAAGGGAGATCCTGACTTGAACACAAATAAAAGATTGGATGACTTCTTCGGCTAGTCTTGTCCAAGCTGTAGAGCTTGCGAAGATTATAAAAAATCGGGAACGGTTCGAGCGTCTTTATGCTTACGACCCTTACCCTTATCAGCAGAGGTTTCACGAAACAGGTAGCCAAGCCAACCAGCGGTTGCTTATGGCGGCTAACCGAATCGGCAAGTCCTACTGCGGGGCTATGGAGATGGCCTACCACCTAACAGGAATATATCCGGATTGGTGGAAAGGGCGTGTCTTCCATAAACCCATTACAGCTTGGGCGGGTGGTGTTTCTAACGAAACTACGAGAGACATTGTCCAAGCAGAATTACTAGGCTCTCCTGACGATCCCGAAGCTTTTGGCACTGGCTCGATACCAAGATCCTGCATTGTTAAGAGTGAGAGAAAGCCAGGGGTTCCAAATGCAAAATCCGTTGTCCTTGTTAAACACAAATCTGGTCTGAACTCGTCTTTATTCTTTAAAGCCTATGAAATGGGCGTGGATAAATGGCAGGGTCGATCTGTGGACTGCGTTTGGCTTGACGAGGAACCTAGCAGGGAACTTTATTCACAGGCAGTTACACGAACGCTGGATAGAAGGGGCATGGTGTATATGACCTTCACGCCTGAGAACGGAATGACTGAAACGGTTGCAAGTTTTATGAACAACCTACAAGTAGGTCAATCCTTGGATAACGCCACTTGGGATGATGCGTCTGAAAAAATTACGACCTTAAGTGGGGCAAAAGGTCATCTAGATGAGCAAATTATGGCTCAGATTTTGTCTGCATACTCCCCTCACGAAAGAGAAATGCGGAAACACGGCAGACCATCTATCGGTAGTGGGCTAGTTTTTCCGGTAAATGAGTCTGAATTAGTTGTAGAACCTTTCCCGTTGCCAGAAGAATGGCCTCGTATTGCTGCAATAGATTTTGGTTGGGATCATCCCACAGCTGTTGTTTGGGTAGCGTGGGATAGAGAAGAGGATCGCGTTTATGTATACGACACCTATCGACAAAGCAAAGCCCCGCCACACGTTCATGCAGCAACCATCAAAACAAGAGGGCCGTGGAACATCGTCTGGCCGCACGATGGTCACCGAAAAGATTCGATGGGCAACCCAGGTCTTGCGGAACAGTATCGGACTTTAGGCTGCAATCTACTTCCGTTTCATTTTGAAAATCCTCCAGCACTCGGGGAAAAGAAAGGCGGTAATTCTGTAGAAGTTGGGATCATGGAAATGTTGCACAGAATGGAAAAAGACCAGTTCAAAGTATTTGCAACACAAAGTGATTGGTGGGAAGAATTTAGGATGTATCACAGAAAAGAAGGAAAGATTGTCGCGCTTAGAGATGATCTTATGTCGGCAACACGATATGCCGTAATGTCACTCCGGTTCTCAACAGAGGGAAAAAATCCAGTTTGGGATAGGGAACTTAAATATCCGCAATTGGGAATAGTATGAACGCAGGAAGAATTTTAGAAGACGAAGATTTTTATACGGGGATGCTCGCGCAATCCCTGATGCCCGAAGGCGGCTCTGAATATATTGCTAATGTAAGTGGTTGGCCGCGCCCCATACGGGGACTGTTATCGGGTAATAGTGGTGGAAATCCTCCTCCTCCAAATATGGGAGGTCAGCAGCCGCCCCCGCCTTCTCCCGAACCAAGTACGCCGCCACCAGAGGCAACGCCAGAGACACCGGAGCCAGCTGCTCCCCGAGCGCATTACAAAGCTCGCGTTTATCCTTACGGAAATCCCTTGTTGGTTGAGATGGGTCAGGCAAGGGTTGGCCCGTATTCATATAAAAATCTGGATGACGGGACAACTGTTCAAGGCGTTGGGGAAAATACGATAAACAGTTCAAGAAATCCTTTTCAGAATCTAATCGGTAACTACGAAGATACAACTAACTATATCGATCGGTGGCAAGGATTAACAAATCAACAATTTTTAGAAAATTCTTTAGCCGCCAGCGTCATTCCTTTTGGTAGCGGAACGACCGCTGATGAGTTAGCTGCTTTCGGATTTAGCGGCACTGGTGCTGACGATTTTGTGGCGGGCAACTACGGCGTTGTTAATCCGTTTGCAGGGTTACTAGTTGGAAGTGATAGTGAATATATTACCCAGCCTGGCGAATATGCTAACAATCCCGATATGTATAACATTATAACAAACGCCGGTTATGTGCCTAATTATGAAACTGGGTATGAAGCCGAGAAATGGGACCCTGACACTGGCACACAAGTAAGAGGAACACAGTTTTTTGATCAAGGAGAACTTGTTCCAGAAGGGTATGGATTTATTCCCGAAAAATCACTTTACACTAATAACGTAATGAACAGTTCGAACGCGCCACAACTTTATGTATACCCAGATGGCAGCGCAGAACTTGTAAGTCCAGATGAAATAGCTGCTAAAAGTTTATTGGATGTGCATTACGCGCCCGCAACTTTAGCTTCTTATCAACAGCCAGATTTCTTTGACACTATGGCGTCAAAAAATCCAGGCGTTGCGCCAGAAGATAACTGGGCAGATCTAGACGCTGACAAGGCAAGACTGTTGAAGTATTACACGCAATATTTTCCCACTGGAACACAATCTGGTGCAGCAACATCAGAAACGGTAGCGCCAACAACCTTTGGCTTGCTTCCCTGAGAATGGATTTATAAATGGATGAATTAAAAGCAAGAATAGATGCAGAGATCACTCAGTCTCTTGGTTACGACGATGAGCTGTCTGATCAACGCAGACTTGCGATGGAGTATTACTACGGGCTGCCTTTTGGTAACGAGATAGAAGGTCGATCGCAGATTGTTGATAGCAGTGTTGCTGATACCATCGAATGGATAAAACCTTCGCTCATGCGAGTGTTTGCGTCTGGCGACAAGATTGTACAGTTTCATCCTACAGGGCCAGAAGATGTTCCAGCAGCTGAACAAGCTTCTGACTACATTAACCATATTTTTACAAAAGATAATCCTGGGTTTGAAATTATGTATTCGTGGTTTACGGATGCATTGTTGCAAAAAAACGGGATTGTAAAGTGCTGGTGGGATGAGACTGACGAAAATGATCGCGAAACATATAGTGATTTAACTGACCTTGAGTTGGAGGCGCTTATTGCTCCGGACTCGGTCGAGGTAATTGAACACACCGCAAATACCGAAGGTTTAGAGGTTACTCACGATATCGTGATCACCCGAGTGGTGACTACTGGGCGAGTTAAAATTGAAAATGTACCTCCAGAAGAGTTTTTAATTTCTCGCGAAGCGAAATCTATTGAGGATGCTAGATTCGTTTGCCATCGATCTAAGAAGACAATTTCAGAGCTTCGTGAAATGGGCTTTGATTTCGATGAAGACGAGATTGGTGGCGACAACCATGAACTTACATCTGAAAGTTCTGCGCGATACGAGTTTGATAACTCCAGTAATTTAGGGCGGGAAAGTACAGAAAAAGCACTAAGGGAAATCTGGGTTTACGAAAGTTACCTAAAGTCTGATCAGGACGGTGACGGCATTGCTGAACTTATTCGTGTGGTTACAGCTGGCAACCTTATCTTGGACCAAGAGCCAGTAGATCGTAAACCTTTTGCAACTTTGACCCCAATAAAGATTCCGCATAAGTTTTTTGGTTTGTCTATGGCAGATTTGACAATGGATCTTCAGCTTATGAAGAGTACATTGCAACGATCATTACTCGACAATATGTATATGCAAAATCATGGTCGTTTTGCAGTGATGGAAGGTCAGGTAAATCTGGATGACCTTCTAACTAGCAGACCAGGGGGAATTGTACGGACAAAAACCCCAAATGCGGTCACACCACTACCAACACCTCCACTCCAGCCTTATGTGTTTGAAACACTCAAATACTTAGATGGCATACGGGAAGAACGGTCTGGAATGACCAAGTATTCTCAGGGCCTTAACGAAGGTGCGTTAACTAGCCATACGACGGCAGCTGCTGTCAGCCAGACAATGACTGCGGCTCAACAACGTGTCGAATTGATTGCTCGCTGTTTTGCTGAAACCGGCGTAAAAGATCTAATGCAAATGATTTATGAATTGGTTCAAAAAAATCAGGACAAAGAACGAATCATTATGCTTCGCAACCAGTTTGTTCCTGTTCGACCGGATATGTGGCGGGAAAAAATGGACTGCACTGTTTCAGTTGGTCTGGGTCATGGTAATCGTGACCAACATCTACGGCATCTTACGACCCTAATGCAGCTGGCTTCTCAAGCAATGAGCGGCGGGTTGTCTTTGATGAACGAGCAAAATCTTTACAACATGGCCTCAGAGTTAATTAAAAACATGGGCTTTAAGGATGTCGATTCGTTTATTACTGATCCCAGAATGGCTTCTCAAGAGCCTTCGGCAAGGGAGCAAATGGCGCAAGCTGAAATGAGCTTAAAGAAAGGCGAGCTAGATATAAAAGTCGCCGAAACTCAGATCAAACAACAGAAATTACAGTTAGAAGCGCAAAAGTTGCAATCGGATAACTCAATGAAAATTGCTGAACTTCAATTAGAAGCGGAGCAAGGTAGACCCGTAGGAATCGGATAACTATGAATGAAGAGCAGCGAGCAGAAAACGCAAGCCGAATCTTAAACGACCCTATGGTTGCGGAAGCGTTTGAACTTTTGCGAAAAGAATTCCTGATTGGATGGGAAAATTCATCCACTCACGATGCGGAAACAAGGGAAACCTTGTGGTTGGGATTGAAAATCCTTTCACGGCTTCAAAGTCATTTTGAGTCCATTATCAGTACCGGACAATTGGCAAAAGCACAAAGAGATTCAAATATCCTGTTTTAGAAAACCTACCTACAAGGATGTAGGGGGAGGGCTATATGCCCTCTTTTTTCATGGAGCTAAATTGTGGACACTCAAGAAGAACCCACAGGCACAATTGCGGAAGCGCAAAAAGCCTTTCTTTCACTTATGGACTCTGAGGACAATGCGTCTGAAGAAGCAACCGAAGTCGAGGAGGCTGAACCTTCAGAAGCGGAAATCGCGTTTGAAGCGGAAGATGAATCTGACGTTGAGAGCGAACAGCTCGAAGCTGAAGAGGAGTCTGATGGTGAACTTGTCGAAGACGAGGACGCAGAATTCTTATTCGAGATAGATGGAAAAGAATTAACTGCTGACGAAGTCAGGAAAGGCTATTTACGGCAGCAAGATTACACCAAAAAAACGCAGTCTCTTGCAGAACAACGAAAGGAGATTGAGAGTGTTACTCAGAAGTATCAAGCTCAACTCCAACAGATTCAAGCCGAGAGACAACAGTACATTCAGCACTTAGATGCGCTTACCCAAAATCAAGAAACTAATAAGTTTGAGAATATTGATTGGGATAGGTTAAGAATGGAAGACCCCCTTGAATTCGTTACTAAGAGACAGGAGTTGCAAGAGCAGAAGGAAAAAGCTATTGAACTCCAAGATCGTCAAAAACAAGTTCAAGCTCGTATGGCGGCAGATGAAAGTGAAAAGTGGGCCAAGGTAGTCGAGATTGAGAAAGAAAAACTCATTTCTGCGTTACCGGAATGGGGACAAGAAGATTCCCAGAGGCAACTAGCAACAGAACTCCGAAGCTACGCGCAAGATCTTGGTTATGTTGAACGCGAAATTGATTCTCTTATTGATCATCGTTCTTTTTTGGTTTTACACAAGGCCATGATGTATGACCGATTACAGGGCGCTAATCCGAAGGCTAAAAAGCTAAAAGGCAAGCCGAAGGTGATCAGAGCGGGTAAAGGAAGTTCCAGATCTCAAGAGCAAAGGAATGTACTCAAAAACAAACGTAACCAACTTAAAAACACTGGTCACATTCGTGATGCAGCGAAAGTTTTTGAGGATTTTATTTAAGGAGTTAAATAATGGCTGTTCCTTCAGGTACTAGACAAGTACATGGCGCAATCGGTGTGCGCGAGGACCTGGCAAATGTCATCTATGATATTTCGCCTACCACTACTCCATTTCTGACAGGGTGCGGACGCGAATCTGCTGATAACGTCCTGTTTGAGTGGCAAACTGATGTTCTCGCGGCTGCGGCTGCAAACCGTCACATTGAAGGTGACGATAGCACAGCAAGTGCTGTTACTGAAACTGTTCGTCTGCAAAACTACACGCAGATCTCAAAAGAGACTGTGTCGGTTAGTGGCACGGCAGATTCGGTAGACTTTGCTGGCAAATCACGCAATGAGATGGCCTATCATATGGCCCGTTCTGCTCAGACTCTCAAGCGCGATATGGAGAAGATGTTGATGGACAACGTTGCGAAGAGTGCTGGTTCTGCCAGTGCTGCTCGTCAGACTGCTGGTCTTGGGTCTTGGGTTGCCAGCAACTATCACACTCTTGGAACCGGTTCTACAGCTGGAGCTGCAAGTGCTGGCACTGGTACGAACGCGGCGACGGCTGCAACGACAAAAAACGCTATCACGGAAGCCGGTATGAAAACGGTTATTCGAGAGTGTTTTGACAATGGTGGTGAACCCGACACGATTATGGTTGGTGCCTTTAACAAACAGGCAATCTCTGACCTTACTCAGTCAGTTTCATCGCTTCAAACCAACGCTGACAAAGTAGCGCCAGCACACGTTGTTGCTGCTATTGATGTTTATGTTTCTGATTTTGGAACGCTCAAAGTGATCCCAAATCGATTCCAGCGCCCAGAAGATGCTTGGTTCTTAGATATGAACTACTGGAACATTGCTTATTTGCGTGACTTCCGCACGGAAGATCTTGCAAAAACGGGCGATAGCCAGAAAAAGCATATGCTGGTTGAGTATGGTCTGATGTCGAAAAACGAGAAAGCTTCCGGCTTCCTCGCGGACCTTACCACTTCTTAATCTAAGAAGTAATTTAAGAGAGGGGGCCTTTTGGCCCCCTTTTCTTTTTATGCCCCTCACGGGGCTTTTTTTATGGCTAAGAAAAAACAAAAAAAAGAAAAAGATATTTTCAAGTTTCTTGAAAAACAATTTGAAGAAATGGAACAGGAAAGGCTTGAGAAAAAGCAGTGGGCAAATCCTGGGCCATCAAATATAGGCGGCAAAAAGAGGTACTGGACGAATGGCGGATAGAAAACCACTTGAGCGTATATCGGACGTATCGACCGATTGGATAGATGAGCCAGACGGCACGGTAACAATCGAGACATATCAAGATGCTGAACAAATATTGGAAGACAACAAGCGCCGTTATAACGCGCATGGAGACTCCCGCACATTTGGAAAGCTTAATTCAGACGGTTTTCACAAAGCTGCCTCAATTCCGGTAACGGTATGGGAGCAATGGGTAAAAGAAGATCCTGAAATTGCGAAAAATCCCAAATTACTTTTCAAGAAACTTAATGATCCTGAGTTTCGTTATTTTAAAACAACCCCTGTAAGGCTTTAATCATGTATAGACGCGACGATTCTGGTGCATATAACAAATGGGATGTACAAAGCGCTGTCACAGTAGGCGCTTCTGCTTCCGCAACTAATGTGTCCAACGCAAAAATAATTGGCGTTCACACTGATGGTGAAATTTATTTCAATTTTGCCACTGGTTCGACTCCATCTGTTAGTTCTGCTAACGACTTAAAACTTTCTTCTGGGCTTACTTTTTTAAATGTGCCTCGAAGTATGTCGGTCACTGACCCCGCTGTGTATTTACACGCTCAAAGAGTTGGCTCTTCAGATATAACAATGAGGGTTGTATTTCTCTAATGGCAATAAATTCTTATGCCAATCTAAAGACTGCTTTAGCAAACTGGCTTGATCGAAGCGATTTGACAAGCCGCCTTGATGAATTTATTGAGCTTGCGGAAGCTCGTATTGCTGATGATCTACGCATACGGGCAATGGAGACAACTGTTACACAGGCGCTCACTGGAGGCACTCGCAGTTACGCATTGCCAACAGGATATTTACAAGCGCGGAATTTTCAAATTAATACAGATCCCATTACTGCTCTTGAGTACATAACTCCAGAAATGATGGATCGCATTTGGGCGGGCAGCACAAGCGGTAGGCCAAGCACTTATACGATTTTGGGTGATAACTATATCTTGGGTCCATCACCAGATTCAGCAGACACGCTTGAGATTACTTACTACAAAGAATTTACCGCGCTTAGTGGCTCTGCAACAACTAATTGGTTAATTTTAAATCGACCGAACATTTATTTGTACGCTTGCTTGTTAGAAGCTAGTCCTTTTTTAGGTAGCCCAGAAGAAGCACAGGTTTGGGCAACTTTTTACCAAGAGGCGATAGACCGAATACAAAATGCTGACTCAAGAGATAGATTTTCTGGATCAGCTCTGACAGTTAAAACAACGGCAGGGAACCCGTAATGCTAAGTAATTTTATTATTTCAAAAGGAAGTTTTGTCGTAAAGACAAACCCAACTGGATCTGGCGCTTTACCCGCTGGTACAACATCGCAGCGCGATAGCTCGCCACAGTCTGGTTACATTCGTTACAACAGCACAGATGGATCGTTTGAGGGATACGACGGATCAGCCTGGGGCGCAATTGGAGGTGGAGGCGCATCAGGCGGGAACGGGGAAGCTGCAATCTTTGAGAATGATGTCACTCTCGATGAAAACTACACCATGACCGTAAACATGAACGGTGTTTCTGCCGGACCAATCACAATTGCTTCTGGAACCACAATTACCGTTGGCGCAACCAACACGTGGGTGATCGTATGAGCACTATAAACGTAAACGCAATCGACAAAGAGTCTGGCTCAACACTTACGTTGGGTGGGTCGGGTACGCAAGTCACCCTTCATGCTTCAGCAACTTCATCTGGCTTCTCAAGCGGATTTAATTCAATACAAGTTTTCACCTCATCAGGAACTTGGACAAAACCAAGCGGAATTACGAAAGTCAAAGTCCATGTCATTGGTGGAGGTGCGGGAGGCGGTGGTGGACGCACTTCGTACAACTACTCCGGCGGTGGCGGGGGAGCGGGTGGAAACCTAATCAAAGTTTTAGATGTCAGTTCGATTTCTTCGGCAACAATTACTGTTGGTGCGGGATCAGTGGGAGGACTTGTCAACGCTGACGCTTCCGATGGCGGGACATCAACATGGGCAGACGGCACAAACACGCTCACTGCGAATGGCGGTGTCGGAGGATTGCAAGGCGGCAACAATAACGGAAGTTTTGGAGGCACAGCAACAGGCGGTGACATTAACGCTCAAGGCGGTGCGGGTTCAACGTGGGTAAAAAACCCAAGTTCGTCCCAAACTGGATGGCAAGCGGGTATTGGTGGGTTGAGCGGGTCTGGATTCGGGGGAACTGGCGCGACAAACCACGACACTGCGACTGGCGGTCGAAACAACGCTACGGGCTATGGGCATGGAGGGTCTGGTGGACCAGTTCAAACAGGCGTGAACGCTTCTGGCGGTAACGGTGCGGGTGGCTTAATTTGGGTAGAGGAATTTAAATGAAATACGCAATAGTGAATTCAGGAATTGTTGACAACATTGTTGAATGGGATGGCGTTTCTGAATTCAACGTGGACGGCGTTCTTGTCGAAGCAGATGCCAACGCATGGATCGGCGGTGTTTACGCTGACGGCGCATTTGTTGCACGACCACCATCACCAGAACCAGAACTAACACCAGAACAAATACAAGCAGAAGCCGACAAAGCATCCGGTATAGCCAAACTTCAAGCACTGGGATTGACTGACGCAGAAATCGAGGCATTAAAATCATGAGCAGTGAAATTAAAGCAAACAAGATAAGCCCTGCTACAGGTACGGCTATTACATTAGGTGATTCAGGAGATACGTTTACAGTGCCATCAGGTGTGACACTGACAAACAATGGGACTGCTTCGGGCTTTGGAAAAGTGTTGCAAGTTGTTCATGCGGCTAAATCAGACACATCGTCAACAAATAGCGGTACAGCAGTAACTACAGGGCTAGAGGCTTCAATTACTCCTTCTGCTACGTCAAGCAAAGTGTTGGTAAATGTATCCTTTGCTTATCAAAGTCAAGCAGATGTTAATACTGTGTTTCAACTTTACAGAGATAGCACAGCAATTCATTTGTCTGATGCCGCAGGGAATCGACTTAGAACATCAGTAGGAACAAGGTATCAGGGTAATAATAATGATGATATGTATAACGGCTCTATTAATGCGCTAGATTCACCCTCATCTACTTCATCAATAACCTATAAGTTAATGTTTTTTAGAGGATATACAGGAAATAGTAATTATGTTTATTTAAATTATTCCCCGAATGATGCCAATAATAACAGTGCAACTAAAAGGTCAATTTCTTCGATAACACTTATGGAGATAGGCGCATGAACCATCAAGCAATCTATAACCTATATTCTAATGTGGTTCGTATTGATGACTCTACAGGATGCTTTGACGCTAACGGAAATCCAGTTGCGATTAACCAGTCAAGATATGACGTAGAAGTTTTAAGAATGCAAGCCGAATACGATTCTCAGGCATACGCAAGAGCAAGAGCCGAAGCATACCCATCTTGGCAAGAACAAATGGACATGATGTATCACGACCAAACAGAAGGCTCACGCACTTGGTTAGATGCTATTGAAGCCGTTAAGGAGGCGCATCCTAAATGAGTAATTTAAAAGTTGATGCTATGGAATCAAGGACGGCAGGTGGTACTGTTGCTGTTTCTGCGACTTCAGGAAACATTACAACGCTTACGTCTTCTGCAAGTATTACTATTGATTTTTCGGATAGCAATAACTTTAAGGTTACGTTAGGGCATAACGCTACATTTAATAATCCGTCAAATATTACAGCAGGGCAAACAGGTTCTATCTTTATTACGCAAGACGGTACTGGTTCACGAACTGGATCTTGGGGTTCTTACTGGGACTTTATAGGAGGCACTGCGCCTACGCTAACCACGACTGCGGCAGGAGTAGATCGTATTGATTACGTTGTTCTTGACAGCACTAACATTCAAGCAGTGGCAACCTTAAATTATTCATGAGCGGATTAACCGGTAACAACATACTTGGAGGTTCTTCTGGTCAATCTACTGGCTACGACATAGACCAGTCGTTGCGGTTTGATGATGGTGATTCTGCTTACCTTAGTAGAACAGCCGGAACAGCAACCTCTAACGACATTGGAACTTTGTCTTTCTGGACAAAGCGCGGTAATCTTGGCGGCGGCAATGCTTTTTTCAGCAACCACAGCGATGCCAGCAATAGAACTTATGTTGGTTTTGATGCTGATAAAATTCAGATGTATGGAAAAATATCTGGCTCAACAAATGTAGAACTCGTAACGACTCAAGTTTTCCGCGATCCTTCCGCTTGGTATCATGTTGTTATTGCGGTTGATGTTACTCAATCTACTGACTCAAACAGAGTAAAGATTTATGTAAATGGAAGTCAGGTCACAGATTTTTCCACATCAACTTATCCTGCTCAAAATACAGACCTTCCTTTATTTTCTAAAACAAACCATCAGGTTGGCGCATTTTTCTCTTCGTCTGTTGGAGATTACTACGATGGATATTTTGCAGAGTATCAATATATAGATGGTCAGCAACTTACGCCTGCATCCTTTGCCGAAACCAACGAAGATACTAACCAATGGATTCCTATTGAGTACACCGGAAGTTACGGCACTAACGGCTTCTACTTAAAGTTCCAAGACTCATCTGCATTAGGCGATGACTCTAGCGGTAATACCAACGACTTTACTGTAACCAATCTAACAGCAACCGATCAGGTACTTGATAGTCCGACGAATAACTTTGCTACGTTAAATCCTTTGGATGCCTTGGGAAACAATAATACTTTTTCTGAAGGCAACCTTAAATGTGTGGTCGCCGCTCAAAATACAAACGAAGAAACGCGTTCAACAATAGGAGTTTCTTCTGGAAAATGGTATTGGGAGTTTTATCTTGTAAGTACAACTACCACAGCAGGTTATTTTAAAGTTGGTTTAAAGTCTCCAGATGGATCAAACTATTGGAATGTAAGAGGATCAGATGGAGAACTTGACCATGATGGATCAACTGGATCAAGTTCTGTAAGTTACACAACAGCCAACATTGTTAATGTTGCTGTTGATATGGATTCTGGCAAATGGTGGGTTGGAACAAATGGAACATGGGTTGGCGATCCATCAGCAGGAAGTGGAGAATTGCATTCTGGTATATCTGGAACAGTATTGCCTTATATTTTAAATGCAGGTAGCGGTGGAACACATACTATTGTTTCAAATTTTGGTCAAGACAGTTCCTTTGCAGGTAACAAAACAGCACAAGGAAACGGCGGTGTAGGAGAAGACTTCTATTACACGCCACCTACAGGATACAAAGCGTTAAACACTAACAACTTTGATGACCCTGCTATTGCTTTACCTACAAATCATTTTGACACAACTCTTGTAAGTGGTAATGGCTCTAACAGATCAATAACAGGATTAAATTTCCAACCTGATTTTCTTTGGGGCAAGTCTAGAACAAACACACTTAACCATTATCTAACTGATTCTGTTCGTGGCGCAAATGGTCAGGTGTATTCTGACGCTGCATCATCGGAAGGTACTGAGACTGTAATTTACACAGCGTTCAACTCTGACGGGTTTTCGCTTGGTACAGGCGATATGAATTCATCAGGACAAAACTACGCTCATTGGGGTTGGAAAGCGGGAGGCACAGCATCTTCTAACACTGACGGCGCAATAACAAGTTCAGTAAGTGCTAATCCTACGGCAGGTTTTTCGATTGTGTCTTATACAGGTTCAGGAACAAATAATACTACTGTTGGTCATGGCCTATCACAAACACCCACTTTGTGGATTTTGAAAAACAGAAGTTCAAACGCTACAAACTGGGAAACATTTACTTCAGTTATAGATGGTAGTGTTGACTTTCTTAGACTTGATACTACTGACGCAAAAGCAGACTCTGGCAGAACGGCTCCAACTTCTAGCGTATTTTATGTTGGCAGCGGTGCGAATCAGGGAGCAAACGGCGATAACTACATTGCCTACTGTTTCCATTCAGTAGAAGGCTACAGCAAGGTAGGTATTTACACAGGGAATGGGTCGGCAGATGGACCCTTTATCTATACTGGTTTTAAGCCTTCTTTTATTCTTTGGAAATCTACAACTGCGACAGAAAACTGGCAAATACAAGATAATAAAATAAATCCATACAACGTGGTTGATGGAAAGATTTTTGCTAACCTTAATTCGGCTGAATACACTGGCTCTGAAGTTGATTTTGTGTCAAACGGATTTAAATTAAGACATTCTGGCGGTGGAGGTAATGGTTCTTCAGAAACATTAGTGTATTTAGCCTTTGCCGAATCACCATTCAAATACTCTAACGCGAGGTAATTATGTGGTATAGCGAAACAATAGGAACAATTAAGACGCCTCGCGCTTTAACTGTCGATGGCATACAGCATCCTGCTAATATATTTACAGCATGGAGCAAAGCGGAACTAGCAGGAATAGGTTTTTATCCTGCTCGTGTTGAGTCTGTAGACAGCAGATATTATGACACTGGTTCAGAAACATACAAGTTAGTTGATGGAGAGTATGTGATCTCTTACGCGACTACTGAAAAAGATGTTGAACTCTTAAAAGAAGACCTTATTAAAAAGGTTCAGGCAAACACAGGTGCGTTGCTTGCTCCTTCTGACTGGAGAGTTATTAGGTCTATCGACAGTGAAAATGCTATTTCTTCTGATTGGATTACATACCGTAATGAAGTACGCGCTCACGGTAACAGCCTTGAGTCAGGCATTGAAGCGTTTGCTTCTGTAGATGCTGTTCGTAACTTTCAAAACCATGAAGTTCAAGAAGAACGAAGAATTGAAAATTCTGATGAAACTGAAACAATTAATCGTACAGTAGATAAAACATATTGGGGATGGCCTGAATCACCTGATGCGGAGGCTGATCCATATCATGTGCGATACCTATGAAAATTAAAGCCCTCGCGCTAACAGCCGCCTTGATGGGCGGTTTTTTTATGTCTATTTGATATGGCTTTAATTAATATTGATAATGTCGGTGAGCTGGGAATTATTAAAGATATACCTTCATACCAACTTCCACAAAATGCGTGGTCCGATGGAAACAATGTTAGAACACAAAATTTTGCAATTAAAAAAATTGGCGGTTATGACGAGATTATTGCTTCTTGCCCAATAACTCCTTATTTTGTTTACGGCTTAGAAAGCGGGGCTAACTACTTCTGGATTGCTGCTGGACTTACGAGCGTCTACGTTCACAACGGATCTTCTTGGACAGATATTACAAGAACAAGCGGTGCTTATTCCGCTACCGCAGCCAAAAATTGGACAGCTTGTGTTGTGGGGGGTGTCTTAATTCTTGATAACGGGGTAGATGATCCACAGGAGTGGCCTCTTACCTCCGGTGCTGCCTCTGCCTCCACAAAGCTTCAAGATCTTTCTAACTGGCCCGCCTCTACAGAGTGTGAGGTGATGCGTACATTCAAAACTTTTTTGATTGCGTTGGATGTCACTAAATCGTCAGTAAATTATTCCCGACTGGTTAAATGGAGTCACGAATCTGCAATTCAAACCGTTCCAACTTCATGGAATGAAGCAGATGGAACTAAATCAGCTGGTGAATACGAATTGGCACAATCGCCAGGACGGGTTCTTGACGGACTTGCCGTTGGAGACAACTTCTTTATCTTAAAAGATGATAGTTGTTATCTAATGTCTTATGTTGGAACGCCGTTTATATTCGCATTCGATATTGTTTCCTCGACTATTGGCGGCCTTTCTAAAAACTGTGCGGCTGAGTATGAAGGTGGGGTTTTCTTTATGGGAAATTCTGACCTGTATACGACAGACGGCAATAGCTTGAAGCCGTTACTGCCAAACCGATTGAGAAGATATCTGACAGATAATTTGTCTGGTACTAACTTTGCTCGCTCTGTTGTAGTTCCTGACTACACACGAAAGGAAATGTTAGCTTGTTTTCCAACCACTTCGTCTACCTACTGCGACAAAGCAATCATTTGGAATTGGGAAACAAATACTTTCTCGTTGCGAGATTTACCAAACATTTCTCACGCTGCTTATGGCGTAAAAGCGATTGCATCAGATTACGATAGTAATTTACTCAATGTTGTTTTTGTCGATCCTACTGCTGGAAAGATTTATCGAGACAATTACGGTAACACGAAAGATGGAACCAATATGACATCTTTTATTTCTAGGGAAGGTTGGATGATGAACAGTCAGGGCGCACCTGACACTCATGCAATAAAACAGCTGCGAGCGATCTACCCAAAATTAACTTGCACAGGAAGTGTAAATTTCTATGTATCAGCAACAATGGATGCTGATGATGCAATCTCATGGGGGTCTGCAATACCTTTTAATCCGGACACACAGTCTAAGATTTCTTGTCGCGCTACGGGTCGGTATCTAGGCGTAAAGATTGAAAGTACAGGAGATGTTGATTGGAAGCTTGACGGCCTTCAGTTAGACATCATTAATAAGGGGAGTAGAGGAGGTCAAAGCTACTAATGTCAATGAATGAAGACAAAACTCAACGTTCCATAGTCCGGTACGTTCCCAATCCCCCTCCACGCGGCGATGTTGATCCGCAGCAGCTGGCTCAGTATGTTTATCAAGAGCTGAAAAGAGTATCTAACGTAATTGATAACGTGAGCAAAACCCGAAAAGAAGTTCTCTACGAGTATCCAGAAAAGCCGAGAGAGGGAGATGTCATTTACGCTGATGGCGTTAATTTAGATCCTACTGGACTTGGGTTTTCGGGCTTGTTTGTCTATAACTCGACAGGTCAGTGGTCTTGATACGGCCAATGCAAACGGGAGATGCAGACAGACTTCTAAGCCTCGGTAGAGAAATGCACTCCACTAGTGCTTACTCTTTTGTTCCACTTAATGAAGAAAAGGTTTTATCAACCATTGCTCGCTGCATGAAAAATGGATTTGCATGGGTTGGTGAGAAAGATAACGTTGTTGTTGCTGGGATGATAGGAGAGGTAACGGATTACTGGTTTTCTAATGAACGCATGGCAATGGAATACGCTTTATTCGCCACACGCGGATGTCGAAATACAAGACTTCCTTTTCGATTATTAAAAAGATACATACAGTGGGCAAAAAAACAGAAGGTGCGGGAAATCATGTTGGGAGCGAGTAGAGGATTCGATGAATCGGATTCAGACAAATACGGCAAAGTTTTAGAAAGAATGGGATTCTACGACGCCGGAACTTTTTACAAAATGAGGATTTAAATATGTGCCCTGGCGGTGGAAACGTAACTCGAACAGAACCTTGGGAAGAACAGAAACCATATCTTACAAAAGGATTTGAAAAAGCTGGTGAGCTATTCGAAGGTGGAATGCCCTCCTACTATAGCGGCGATACCGTTGCTGACTTCTCAAGTGCGGGAACGGCAGCTCAATCTGGAATTCAAAATTATGTAACTGGTCCCAGAGCGCTAAGTCAGCAAACAGCCGCAGAAAGTTCGCTAAAGAATATGTTATCGGGCGATGTAAACGCGGCTAAGTTTGATCCAGTTATGGACGCAATGACGCGCTCGGTAATGGGTAAATTAACGTCGGATATGTTGCCACAGGTTCAAGAAAACATTACCACTTACATACCAGGGGGTGGCAGTCGGGGTGATATCGTAACGGCGAATACGACAACTTCTGCAATCCAAAAACTTGCAGACGAAGTTTCAAAAAACCGTTATTCAGCTTATCAGGATGCCCAACAACTGCAAGCTCAAGGTGGACAACTTTATCCATCGATTATGGGTGCGCCTATACAAGCTTACGGAAGTCTTGGAGATGTAGGCGAGCAGCAAAGGCAGCTTTCGCAAGCCGAAATTGATGCTTCGATGGATCAGTACGAGTACGACTCAATGTCAAACAGATATAACCTACAAGATTACATGGCAAATATTTCTGGCGAATATGGCGGTACGACCCGCGCTCCGTCATTAATACAGAGTCTAATCGGGGGGATAATTTAATGAGTTGGGCACAAGCCGCAATGATGTTGGCAAATTACGCAAAGTCGCAAAATGATAAAAACAGTCGGCCAGTAAAAACGGGGCAACCATTTGAACCGTTAAATTATAACTTTAAGCTGTTTCCTGATCAGGGCAGTCTTTTGGCGCTAAAGCCAATTGAATATCAAACTGGTCCCAACGGGGAATATATCCCCATCTCTCAGTTGGCTCCTTTAGACGCCGGAAAACAAGAACCCGCATCGAACGCAATGGATATGGATTATCAAGGGAATCGAACCGGAGGCGACAACCCACAGCAAAAAAACGCTGGTCCGGTTGATAGCTCGGTAGATGCCATTGAGATTTTGACAGGAGACCAGAGCCAAAATAACACTCCGCAACGATTGCCAAAAACGCCAGAAGAAATGGCGCACGAAATAGAGTTAGAAAAGATGCAAAGTGCAGCTGCGATGCAAAGGCAAGCTTTATCATCGGGCGCAAGCTTTTTAGGTGGGTTTTTAAGACCGCCCTCGGCGGTAACAGTTGGCGGCTACCGTCCTAATCCAAACGTACCGATGTATCGTAGAAGAATGAGAGGGCTGATGAGTTGAAATACGGATTAATCGCTGATCCGGCTAACTTTAGGATAGCTCCTGAAGCTTATATTGACCGGCAAGAACGTGCGCCAGTTCAAGAGACTCGCGCTCAAACGTTTAGAGAAAAAGGACTAGGAGGTCTGGACCCAAATCTAAAGCTATATGCCGACCAAGCAAATGCGATTTATCAAAAGAATATGCAGCTTTATTCTCCGTTTGGGACTAAGGCAAGTGGTTTTTTAAATGCGGACAAAATGCAAGCCACGAAATATCAAGCCGCCTACGATGACGCGGTGACTAAAGCATTACAAAACCAAGCTCGTTCTGGTATGAAGGATGTTACAAGCTATCAGGATGCGTTATCTGTTTTTGGCGACGTAAACGTTGAAGATTGGAAAACATATATTGAGCCAGAACTTGCGCGTATGAATATTACAGCGCCAAGCGGTGGGGATAATAGGCCAGATGCTTACAAATTTGTACCTATTGAAGGTGGTGAATCAAGGCGTGGTTATTCCAAGATAGAAGGTGGTGTGCCGGTTTACTATTTTGAAAACGGAGAACCAGTGCCACGCCAAGGGTATCGGGTCGCATCTTTGACGGAAGCTCCAAAATCAGGCAGCAGCAGTAGTGTTACAAATGTGCCAACTGACTTTGAAAATCTAGAATATTTAAGAGGATTAAAAAAGCAGCTTGACAGTACACCTAAAGACGATCCTCGATACCAATCTTTAAAAGATCAGTACGATCAAACTCAGCAAGCGTATACAAACACGCTGTGGGAAGGCGCTCAAGGCTCGCGGGAAGATTGGGCTTCATCAATTGGAAACTATGGGTACAACGTCAGTTTGATGGATCGAATGTTTGAACAACTATCCAATCCTAACGTTACCACTGGAGCAATTGCAGGGACGGCTAATCTGTTTGAAAATGTAGCTGACCAAGCCCAGCAAGCAGTGGCTGCCGGAAAAGCTTATATTGGCAAAAAGATTCCCGAGAATGAAGTTTCTGCTGAACAGCTACGCGACCACACATATACATTTGGTGATTTAGAAAATCCGGCAAACGTATCGGGTGCATTTAAAGCTAACATAACTGATCTTGCTTACGCATTAGCAAGACTGGCTGAAAAAGGTGGCGGGCGATTATCTGATTCGGATGTGCAAAAACAGATTGACCGCATTGCACCAGGGGGTTCTTACAGTAAATCTAACATCGCAGCAGCTTTACTTGACATCGATATATCTTTGCGCCGGAGAATCATACAAAAACAAAAGGGGTTGTTGGCAGGTGGGTATCCTGTCGGGGATTGGCAGGGCGCAAGACCAGTTTTACAGAAGAAATCTACAACCCATGAAGGTAAGCAATACAATTACCTTGGCTATGAGTTACCAGAGAAAGATGAAAACGGAGACAAAAAATTTCATGTAGTGATGCACTGGCAAAAGGGTGAATAATGAATCAAGAAGAAATTTCTGCTTTTCCAACAATTATTACTGAAAGTTCATCAAGCTCACCATCAACCTCATCTCCTTTCCCATCTGTAATCTCAGAATCTGATAACGTTCAACCCTTCGCAGAGGCAGTTCGTAACGCATCAGGGACGGTCGTTGCGGAGGAAAGTGCCCCCGTAACTGATATCGAAAAAGACAAGCCTTGGTACAACGATATTTATGGGAGTGTTGAAAAAACATTTTTGGCGGGCTTCAATGAGCAAGTAGCAGATATGCTGCAAACGCCAATCTCAGCGGGGCTAGAGCTTTACCAAATGGGATTTGGCGGCAACGTTAATCCAAATCTGCCCAACTATGATCCTGATGACCATGTCGTAGGCGCTCGGGCAGTGAAAGACTTGTTTGAGGCAGTTGGCGTTAACGTCACACCGCCAGAAGGATCGTTAGGGGCAAGAGTCGGTGAAGAAGTCGCATTAGGGATGACAGGTTATGGCATTGTGGGTCAAGCTGCAAAAGGAACTAAATATACTTTTGGCGTTTTGGAACCCCTTTTAACAACAGTCAGACAAGCGCCAACAAAAGCATTGTTAGCGGATCTTGGTATTTCAGTCCCCGCCGGAATCGGTGGTTATTACGGAAATGAAATAGGTGGTCCAACTGGTGAATCGATGGGTGTTTTAGCCGGTGCTTTTGCGCCAGTCGCACTAGCGAGTAAAGCCTCTCAGGCAATCGCAACGCCTGTAAGAAGCCTCTATAAAGGAGCTAAAAACGCAAAAACTGCTCTAGGGATGGGTTCAGCCGGTAAGGAGAATAGGGCAAGGGAGATGTTGCTCGACAATATGTCTACCGACTCAAGACTGCAATTGAGGTCGGGCAATATGGATGCCCCCGAAACTGGCACTTACACCACCGCTGAAATACTTAATGATCCTGATCTTTTAGCCGCCCAAGCAGTGGTTGCGGGTCGATCGCCGGACGCTCAAGCAAGACTTAACCAAACCAATGCAGAAACAACGCGCCAATTAAGTGATGATCTTGCGGGTCTAAATCCAGGCGAAGTGGGACCGACAAATTTCATAAAACAAAAAATAGCGAGCGCATCTGCGTCGGTACAAGCAAGATTAGAGTCAGCAGCTGCCAAAGCTCAAGCTCGGATCGATAAGCTCAATGTAAATAGCTCTATTGATGTTGTCTCAAAAATTGCACGAGAAGAGTTTGAAACGGTTTACAGCGCAGCGCGAGCCGGTGAGAAAGAGGTTTGGGCAAAGGTTGGGGATGGCAACTTTGAAACCGACTCAATTATTACGCGGGCGCAAGACATAATTGATGAAACGCCCAGATTGTCTGGAGAGGGCGGTACTGCTGATGTTCCGCTGTCAATTCGCGAAATTGCTGGGCAAGATGAAGTTGTAGATCCATCGACCGGAGATGTCGTTGTTGAGGCCGTGCCTAGCATCTTAAACACAACCGAAAAATCTAGCGAAGTTCAAGCACTGGTATCAAGGCTTGGGGAAGACTTTAGAGAAGCAAGAGCAGCCGGAAAACTTAATCGTGCGAGACAAATAGGTCAGCTTCGAGACTCTATCTTACAGACTATCATGCCAACAACCGGCGCGTCAGACGCTTTAACGGCTGCGCGAGCCTACTCAAGACGGCTTAATGAAGTTTTCTATCATGGACCACTTGGTCAACTGTTAGGAAAAAACGCAAAGGGCGGTCTTACGGTCAATCCAGAGCTGACGCTAGAACGATTACTGGGCCAAGGCACAAAAGGAAAGATTGGTGCTTCAAGCTTGCGAGAGGCTGCGAATGAGTATGGCGGTATTGAGAAAGTCGATAACCTTATCCAAGAGCATTTAAAGGCAAAGTTTGCAAGTGCAGTTTTGCGCGGCGGGCAGTTTAATGCAGCAAGTGCAAATACATTTGTTGCGAACAATAATTCTTTGGACTTATACCCAGAGCTTCGCAATCAGATGTTAGATGCCGCAAGCGCACAGCGCCTCGCGCAGTCTATCAGCAAGCCAAGATTGGCTTTGATTAAAAGGATAGAAAATCAATCTTTAGCGTATAAGTTTTTGGAAGAGCGAGAGCCACAAGCGGCGATCGATTCAATCTTAAAATCAAAAAACCCGACAAAAGATATTACAAGCCTTGTTTCGCTGGCTAAAAAAGATCCGACCGGTAACACCATGAAGGGCATCCAATCTGCACTTTACGAAATATTGGTTGATCGATTTGGCACTAATGAACTTGGTGAATTTGTTTTGACGCCAAATAAAATGAATCAGTTTTTGACAAACAAAACTAATAAATTTTTGTTGAAATCCGTGTTTGGGGATGACTCGATAAAATTGTTATCTGAAGTTACCAGGGGCGCATCTTTTAAACAAAGATCCAGAACGGCGTCTGGGCAGATGCGAATGGGAAGTCAGGATACATTACAAAAGATCCAATCAGCTGGCGGCACGTTTGGTGCCCTTATTGGCGGTAATCTGTCTAAGATGGGGAGCAGCTATACCGGCAAAGGCTTAATGATGGCGGGAATCGGTCGTAGATTCGTCCAGAATTTCGTTAAAAGAATTGCTGAAGGTAATAAAGAAGACGTTATGGTCATTCTGGAACGGGCGCTATATGACCCTGCATTCGCCAAAGAGTTGATCAAACCGATTCGTTCCGCTGACACCGCTAAAGGTGAAATGGCGCTGCGTAAATTCGCTGCGGTAAACGAGGCATTGGGAGAGTTCCCCGAATCGTCATTTGTGCTATCTGAAGAGCTTATGCCATGAAAAAGACAATTAGAAAAATACTAATAGCCGCCCTAGTGGGCGGTTTTTTTATGTCTGCACAAGCGCAACAACCGATGCCCGACGATATGTATGAGTTTGCAGCTCCAATGACATTCATGTGTGTCGATTCTTTTGTGCGAATGATGGAGATTCTTGAAAAGAATCATCAAGAAATACCGATAGTAATGTCGCATTTATCACCATCGATGAGCATGATTCTTTTTGTCAATCATGACTCGACCACAAGCACCGTTGTCGTAACCAGACGAACCAAAGAAAAAGAACAAGCTTGCATTGTGTTCGGAGGCGCGTCAGATGGAACGTCTTTTAGTCTCAACCCAAATCCGGTGTTTCCAGTTGAAACAGGTTTTAAAGGATGACAGACATATCCGAAAAAGAAATCGGGCGGTTGATCGAGAAGGTTGAGTCCACCGAAAGAATGATGCATGAGATGACAACGCGCATGACAAACCTTGAAGCTCAGTTGCATACGCAACGTGGCCTGGGAATTGGATTGTTGATTGCGATTACGACAATCACAGCGTCAGGTGCTTCTTTGATCACTCGTTGGCTTAACGGCTGATGACAGACCAAGCGCCAGTTCAAATTTCCGATAAGACGAGCGTCGGCCTACCCCTTCGCAATCTCATTGGACTAGCGTCCGCAGTTGCTGTTGGAACGTGGGCGTGGTTTGGAACGATGGAAAGATTAAACCAGCATGACATGAGACTGACGCTGATGAAGGCGGTTGTCGATGCAAACTCGGAATGGTCACAACAATTGCAACGCGGAGAGATCAGCACGGCGTCATCTCAGGAAATGTTTTTGTTGCTTGAACACACCGCGCAACAACTGGATGCGTTGGAAAAATCAATTACTGAAGGCAATGCCGTTTCAACAAATAAACAGCAAGAACTTACGCTTAATTTTTTATCTAATCGGGTCGATTCTCTTGAGGGGAAACTTGAAGTATTGAGAGACAAATACGCGGAGATGAAGGCTAATGGAAATGGAGTTCACTGATGGAAACACTTTTTGTTTTGCTCCTTTACATCAATGGCGAAATCAAAGAACACATGGCGTTTTGGGAAGACCCAGTAACAAGCGAATGGGTTGAGATGGGGATGTCTGGATGTCTCGCAATGAAAAGAACTTTAAAGAGGCAGGGTTGGCATGACACCAAAGGGGGTCGATACGCCTGTGAAAAACGAGTCGTAGAAACAAGAATTAATTGGGAAGAAAAAAAGGTAATTGCCAAAATAATTCAATAAAACTTAACTGGATAAAAAAATGCCTCAAGGAAAAGGAACTTACGGAAACCAAGTGGGTAGACCGTCAAGCAAGAAAAAAAATAAATCATTCAAACCATGCAATCAGTGTCAAAACCCGTCGATATGTCAACAGATGGGTGGATGCTTAATTGAGAAAATGAGGAATAAATAATGTGGGACAACTTAAAACAGACTTGGAACCGACTCGACACAAAAGTAAAAATAATAATCGTTCTGATCGCGGGCTTCGCTTTTATGTCCGCAATCTGGGGATCGCCCTCGCCATCAGTACCTGTCTAATCTCTTGCACAACTCTGAAGGAAGCAGCGGTAGTGTCAACGGGAGCAGCAACCGGTGCCGTTGTTGGGACTGTGATCAGTGGGGGTGCAGCTGCACCGATACTGGGAGCCACGACGGGTGCATTTGTAGTCGATGCAGCGACGGGACTCATAACAAGCAGTGGAAAGACTCAGACTATTATCAAGGCACCTGACAACGTGTTTACGTTAGCCCATAAGATTACAGAATTGGCGGGTTGGTCCTTAATTCTTATTTTTGTCTTGCCAATGGTCTTTGGCTGGATTTTCCCGAGTCCATTCGAGACTAAAAAAAGGAAACGTCGTTAGGAGCTTATTGCTTGCACTAAGCTTTTGCATTCCCATCGCAGCAGCAGACATCTATGGCTCAAGAGCCAGTTTCTTATTGATGGACTCTGTCGGCATGAGCCTGTCTTATTTGTCCGATAATGTTGATGATAACTGGCGTCGGCGTATGGAAAATGCGCTTCTTGCCAATGGCGATACCCACATCTATGTTTACACTCAAAACGAGGGTGACGATCTCGGTAACGTGTCTCCAAAACCCGATTGGGAAGCGCGACTTGATCGCTTAAACAACATCGGGCTTCGACCCATGCTTTGGCTGATGGCAGATGACTCGCCGTCACTTGCCGGAAGACCGCTTTCGGTCCATATGGCACACAACGCCGAAATGGTACGCCGCTTCGATGACAAGGTAGATGCTTACATCATCGGCCTTGAGTCTGACGAATACTGGGACGCGGCTTCCGTCACGGCGATGGTTAATCACCTTAAACCGCTGACCGACAAACCTGTTGGTGTTCACCTGACCCCAGGGATCAAGCCCGCTCACTATGCGGCTGCTGAAGTCATTTTTTTGCAGACCGGCTTTAATCTTAATGAGGCTGAGTTTCGCCAAAGAGTTGCCGAGGCACTTGCCTTGGGACTTCCCGTAATCGTTGCGGAATACGATCTGCAATCAAGTTCAAACCTCAGTCGAAGATATGGAGACATCGCTTGCGAAATGGGAGCCATCGGTACAGGAAACGGACGGTCAGTGACGAAATGCGGACAGCGAGAGCAAGCCGCGAAGAAGAAGCCTTGGTATCAGGAATACGAAACGGAGATCGTAGTTGTTGGTATCGCGATGGCAAGCGCCTACGTTGTATACCGTTGGGATATTCCGCTGACGATCAGCGCAACCGAGAGCAACTATCAGATTGGTTTGACCGAGACTTTTGAGTCCTCATCGGTCGGCATTGCCTATCGCGATGACGGAGCGGTGATTGCAAGTTACCAGTTTTCTTTTTGAAGGTACGGTATAATTACCAAAGCCAACTAATAAAGGACTTTTTATGGCGCGGGTACTGGTAATCGGGGACACGCATTGTCCCGTAATGCATAAAGGCTATGTTTCATTTTTACAGGAAATGGCAGATTGTTGGTCGGTCGATCAGATTGTTCATATTGGCGACATGGTTGATTGGGCTTCAATCAGCTACCACCCAAAAGCACCGAGTTTAAAAAATTCAGAAGCCGAATACTGTAAAGCCGCAAAACAGGTGCAGACGATTTACAGCGCTTTTCCGGAAGCCACTTGGCTGATTGGAAATCACGATGCGCTGACCGAGCGTCAGCTCTTTGATGCCGGATTGCCTTTTGATGTTTTAAAAGACTATCAAGAAATGTGGGGGGTGCCGACTTGGAAAATCATCCCCAGATTCGGTCAGCTGATTATCGACGGGGTGATTTATATGCATGGCGATCGCGGCAAAGGCGGTCGCTTCCCCGCACTGGCTAACGCTGAAGCGGAGTTTCAAAGCGTTGTCCAAGGTCATGCACATTCCGCTGCTGGCGTGGGCTACGGCGCGAACAGCAACCTTCGTTACTTTGGCCTACAGGTCGGATGCGGCGTGGACTATACCGCAGCAGCAATGGCCTACGGTCACAAATATCCGAGAAAACCCATCCTCGGATGCGGCATTGTATTAGATGGGACAACAGCCATATTTGAGCCGATGGATCTTGGAAACAAATACGGCGTCTTAAAGTAGGGCGATCCCTATGCAGCTATATAAACCAGACAGATTTGAAGAAAACCCCGAACTCAGGACAACCTTTTGTCCGATCTCATTAGGAAGAACTATGCACACATCTTATCGAATTCCCGACTTTCAAAATCAGATCTTATCTGGAAAAAATAAGCGGGATCGAATTAAGGTGTTAGCTGAGTTTGCTATTCAAAATGGTATTTGTTCCGACAATCCGGAAGTGTGGCATTTGATCCAGCGAGACTTCATTGAACCCGCCACCGACAAGCAATGATTTTTGCTCAAGTGACTTGGATCGATACCGTCGATTCTTCCGGCTGGGATAAACCGGAAGATGTTGAGGTTATGACGGTCGAGCAATGGGGCTTTATCGTAAGCGAGGATCACCTTCAATTAAAGCTTGCTGACACTTGGTCAGACGGAGAATTTTTTGGCGTGACGGCTATCCCCAAGGGATGTATCCGGAAAATTCACCACGTTGTCGCCGTAAATGATCCTTCGCAGCTCCCCGTCCCACCAGAGTAGGGCCTCTTGTTTTTCGGCATCGTACTGGTACTGGTTGTAGACCTTGCTAATCGCATCCTGTGCGTGGTTCAAAAGTAACGCGCCTACATAAGGCATCGTCCTCGCAAATTCTTTTTCAACGCGAGTCCGTAAGGTGCGACGGCAGTCGTATAGCCTCAGATCCTCAATCCCAAGCGTATCCACTGCGCGTTTAAATTCTTCACTCATTCTCTTTTCGTCAAACGATTGACCCTTGAACGTTCTGCTTTCAAAGATTAATCCTTTCTTTTTAGATACCACCTCTTTCAGGCTCGGCGTCATAAACACGCGAAAGTCGCGTTTACTCTTTTTACGGGTCTTGATCCGTGCCAGGGGCACCGTCCACCAGCCGTCTTTAATCTCATCTAAATGCATCCCAACAATCTCAGGCCGCCGACAGCCGCTCAATAACACCATCTTCGCCGCATCACCATAAGGCCCTTCAAGCTCATGCCACACCGCTCTGATCTCACGATCGCTAAGTGTCCGTGTTCGGGTGGGCTTTTCGTTATGCACGGGATCATCACTCGTCTGGGGATGTAAATGCGAGGCGACCGAGTACTTCAAGAATCCGGTCATCACGCACCAGTTGAACAGTCTGGAAAGCGCCCGTTTGGTGTTGCCCGCTGCGGAGGGTGTTTTGGCTGCGTGGATACTGGCAATGATCTCGGTCAAATCAAAATAGGTCACCTCTTCGATAGGCAAATGCCATATCTTGGACGGCTCAATATGACATTTCAAAACAGACCGATAACCTTGGAAGGTTTTTTTCGCGACGGTAAATTCAACATCAGCCAAAAACGCATCTGCGGCTCTTGCCACTGTGACAACCGAAGCGCGGGCCAGCTCCTCCTTTCGGTCTTGCTCTTTGGCTTGTTCAGCTAAAAGCCAAGGGTCTATCCCTGTGGCGACATCGCCCCTGACTTTAAAATACCTCTTTTGAATTTGCGCTTGCGTCATGTCCGGAAAGCGTCCGATGCGAAGTTTACGAGGGCGACCGTTAAACTGATACTTAAAGACGATCGACATCGTTCCACTGACACTGACGCGGGCGTATAATCCCCTGTCGATCTTGATTTCATAACGGTCTTGTTTGGGCTTGATGTCTTTTAGGTTTTTCATAGCGGGGGCCAGTTTGGGGCTAGTTTTATTTTTACCTTGTTTTTTATAAATTGACATTGTATGGAATCAGGTGACACCAAGTTGTCAAAATTTAATGCGAAGGTTCTTGTTGTTTTACAATTACAATACGGCCAATATTACGCAATTAAACCCTTTAAAACAAGTTGTCAGCCGGTGTAGCTCAGTTGGTAGAGCAGCGCATTCGTAATGGGGTTGCACCCCTATATGAATCAACCACTTACAACAGTGGGGCAAAACTGGGGCTGGTTATAGGACAAAAAAAATCCCGCCACAAAGGGCGGGCAATGAGAAGGAGGATTACCGATTTTCGCCTCGGTCAGGCGTTTGTAAGTTCTCTACCCATCGTTCAAGGTCCCGCAGCCGCCATGCTGATTTCCCTCCGACCCTGACCATCTGTGGAAAATCAGGCTCAGTTTTTACAAACCGAAGTGCGCTGGAGCGAGAGATACCGATGACCTCTTTAACGTTCACAGGAAAGACCAGGAGGGGCCTAGAAGGGTAAGTCGGTATCATCTTGGTCTTTCTTATCAAAGTCTGCTGACGAGTCGGAGAATGATCCTGATCGCACTTTCTGAACAGCATTCAGATAGCACGATGTGCCGCTGTTCGATCCCTTGGACCACGGCTGGATTACTATCTTTGCCCGACAAATATCACCACGATGAATCTCAGCTGGAGAGATCGATTTTTTGTCGTTATCAAGGCAATGAACATCGAATCCGGACTTCGCCTTGCAAATCACTTTTCCACGGTCAAAGTCGCCTTTACCGTTTTTCAAAGGGTAGTGTGTTCCTTCATGCACTTCATCAATCGCTGCCTTCAGCTGTTTGTGACCTTCAGATCCTTCATCGAACTTCATGGTCAAACTAAATTTACCCGTGCTGGTCCCGTCGAAAACTTCGTGCGAAGTTAGGTAAGGGAAAGCAGCTTCAAATTCTTCAGTCACATATTCAACTTTTTGCATTTTTACGAATCTCCTTTATTTGGGTTTTAAGTTCCTGTGCGATTTCCCGCTGGAAGTGATCAAGTTCATTCATCGACCGGCAGAAACGTCGCCACTTGTCGGTAAACCTAAAGTTAATTATTTCGAGTTTGTCGCCTTCTATTTTTGGCAATCTAAAGATATAAATAAATGTCACCTTCTCGCCTTGGCATTGTTCGTAGGCGTTAGCATATAAAGCGACTTGAGCAACCATTTCTTCTGTAAAAACTTTTGAAGTTTTAAAATCCCCGACACAAATTACGCCGTTGAGCTTAAACACAACATCTAACGTCCCCGTGTATTCGTTCTTGGTTTTTGGATCACGGAAATAAATAACTTCCTCGGACCCCAAGTAAGTCGGTTCGGCTTCTTGCTCCCAATCCAAGAAAGATTGGTAAGCAGCGTGTGCGCCCCGATGAAAGGGTGCCTCCGGTGGTTCGTCATCATCACGCATCCGAGATTCGATCAGCTTTTCCAACGCGGTGTGGACCAGGGTCCCAATTTCTTTAGCTTCGGATGAGATAGCCCAGTGGCTATTTGAAATACTCTTAATGATTTTTTCTAAAGTCAGTTCATTTAACTGGGCATCTCCTGACATAATCTTTTTTAAGATCTCTTCTGCACGTTTACCAGCGCAGCGGCCAGCCCAATTAGCGGCAATTCCAAACGAGGGACTCGCGAATCTTTGGGCAATCTTTGTACCGCCTGATAATTGTTTTCCGTCCAGCCAGTAACGGTGCTTGTCATCAAGATCGATTTCAATTTCTCCCTCCTTTCGTTTAATTTTGTGAAGCAAAGTAAGCCCTCCGGACCTCTCTCGGGTCGATATGCCGTCTTCTCGCTACATCACTGACCGCTTGAATTCGCAATTTGTTTTCTTTTTGTCGCATCACCTCAAACATGGCATCAGATATTTCGTCCATCTTTATCGTTTCGCGGCTTAGTTCGAAAAAGCGCTCGTCAACTTCGCGGGCGATTTGATCTTCAACACTCATGTAATAGCGCCTCCAATTGGGCGATGAAATCGCTTGCGTCCATTCTTGACAGATCTGAAGTGGGCTGGGGGATCTCGGTTTTTGTTCCATTTATGACAACCTCTTTTGTTCCTAGTAAGTTCACTTTTGCGTACTCTTTAATTTCTCCAACGGTGTGTCCGGTTTTACGAGCGATCTCACGAAACAAAACGTGCATTTGATCGTTCTGAGGATTAGATCGGCGTTTTGGCCTAATCCATGCTTCCCACTTGCCAAGTTTTAGGCCACGATCAATCTCGACATTGATCCGGTCGATCGTTGATGGTGTGATATCGATCCTTAACTGACCGTGATAACGCTCTCGCATCTCAAATACTCCAGATAAGCTAACGTCGCCATACAATGCTGGAAACGAACAAAATCGTTCTCAAGCTTTCGTGTCCTTCGGTCAGCTTCATCGTGGCAAGAAGAGCAAGCTGGCGCTCCCCAAAACGTCGGCTTTCTACCCATTCCAGCCCCAAGCCTTTGGCTACGGAAATGGGCAAAGACAACTGTGTCTGGGTTTCCATTGCAGACATCGGGAAGCGCCAACCAGCATCTTTGATCTCTTGCTGATTGAGTGACTCGCTTAATTAGCTTGTCGCTTACTGGGACTCGTAGAGCGACCATTCGGTTGACATCCTGTCGGTGACTAGGCAAGCGCGTTTTCCACCGTTTCTGCGGACCACGCCAGCCTCTTCAAGTTCGGGCATCCTTTTGCTTGCAAAATAGCGTTCCTGTTTGCAAAAAACGTCCAGTTCGCGGGCGGTCATCGGCTTGGATGCTTGCAGAAGGGCTTGGACAATCATCAGCTGCTGCTTAGAGTGTGCTTTCGAGTTATAGAGGATTTCAGCTGCTAATCTCGACGTAATTGGATCTGTTTTTCGATACATTTCTCGTTTCCATGTAAACCGGAAAGATCTAATGTAACCTAAAACGTGTCTTTAAACAAGTGCGTGTTTATTAGTTTTCCGGAATAGCCCAATAATCTTGACTTATTAAAAAAAATTCTGTAATTTCTGGAAAGTTACTAAACAGTTGCCATCTTCCAAGAAGAAAATGTCAATTTAAAAGCTACAGAGGCAGAACAATAAGAATGAAACTTACAAAGAATCCGCTCGGGGAAGAAATACCCGAAGTTTGGTTAGCCAACGAAGCCAACAGTCCCGAAGGGAAATGGGCAGCGAATCTTCGCCCCGCTCCACTGGGTCGAGGCATCACAAACACGACCGCCATCGGACGAGCGACGGACGTTGACATCCGCACCGGATGGGTGGGTCATCTGACCACCCGCGAAATGAAAGATCGATGGTCGCGGCATAAATCAGTCATTCCCGCCAATCACATGGACAACCACAAAAATGGCACTTCTTGCGCCCCCTACGAGGCAATACGTTGGGGCGCGTTGTGGGTCAGCAGACACACTAAAGGTTGGACCCCACTGGCCTATCTAGGACATGAGTGGCTCGGAATCAATCGAAAAATCCCGCCGTACCATTTCCAAGACGTTCCAATTTTCGGAGCGCCCCAAGTTTACCTTTCCAAATTGTTTCGCCCCGTCAAACATTTTCTTTAAAAGGCTCTCTTGATGAGCTACCAAATTACAGATAATGTTATTTTGACGAGGCAGAAACTATGGAACAAATTTTAGATAAGATCGGCAAATCTCAACAGCTCGATAAAGTAGCGGTTGTAATCTGGGGCGGCCAATCTTTTAACACAATTTTAGAAGTTACAGAATCGTTCGCCGATATGCTCGATATGAGCCGCGAACAGTTAGTTGGCGCTCCCGTAACTGATATTACGCCGAAAATTTATGCAGATGACTCTGCCTGGGCAGGGGATCAGTTAAAAAATACCGATGGTCCTTTTTGTTTTTACAAATGCTATGAAAATATGAATGGGGACCATGTGCCAGTTAAGTTAACTGCGCTGAAGGTTGTTGGACAGACTGAGGAAAAATTTATTACCGTGGTCGAAGTGATCGATCGGCTGCCTTTTCCAGAAATTGGTCAGCAGCCGTATCAAAAACGCGGTCGAAATGTTGTACCGTTTGCTTGTTCAATGACTAAACCGAAAGAACGTCAAGAAAGTCAGTAACTTTCTGACCGTTGCCATTGCTGTAAACGCTGGCAACAATTTGACCAAACTGAGCGTCGGATAATTTAATCCGGCGCTTGGCGGCCTCTACTTTAATTTCGGTTATCACTTTCGCCAGACGTTGTTTATCAATCTCCGCACCTTGCTGCTCGTAGCGCAACTTTGCAGGGTGAATTCCGAGCGCTTTGGCTGACGCTTCTATTTGTTGATCCGGCATTTTTTGCGTCAACGAGAACCAACGATACACTTGTTGGCGTGACACCCCAAGCTCCCGCGCAAAAGCGGCGGGGGTTAACCCCTGATCTTTACAAAGATCTTTTATTCGATTAATTGCATCCTCATGCATCTTGCTCATTTTGCGTTCCATAGTTGATTTATTTAATTATTTAGAATCTGAACAAGAGTGCAGTTTATCCGGATTTCCGGTAAAAGACAACTAACGGTTGTCATTCCCGACGCGACACGTTATAGTTGAATAAGACAACCAAAACGTGTCTCCTCCCTGCACGGTTGTCTATTGTCCCCCTTCGGGGGGGCATTTTTGGGGGTGTCAGGAACACAAAGTGGGGTGGAACACCGAATTGCCCAGACCCTTGATTCCAGAAGCTCGGAAAAGCCCTGCGCTGACCAACCGCCCGTCAACAGGCACCGTGCCAATTTTTGATTATGCACTACCCGAAAGGGTATCTGGCTTTGCCAGAGGGGCACGACCCAAAAGGTCGTGAAGTCCGAACCGGTAAGTCCCTATGGGCACGGGGTAGGGGCGGTTTTATGGAGAAAAATTATGGGAGTAGCTGGAAAAAGCTCAGATGAGCTACTGAAATCTCTTCCGGATTGGAAGAAGACTGACTTTATCGACTTTTGGAAAGTGGGCTGGCGACCAGGGAGCAAGCAGCAAGCGGTCGTTGCTTGGGACCGAGCCATAAAGGATCGGGAGCGCTCACTCGAAGTGCTGGCGGCTGCGAAACGTTACAAGAAACTTTGTGAGAAAAACGACACGCCTCTGACAATGGCCGCGACATGGCTTAACCAAGCACGTTGGGAAACGGTCCCAGCGGTTAAGGAGAAGGAGGAGCGGGTTGGTCAGGCTTGCAGCTGCGGAGCTGAAGCGAAACATCCCACAGGTGAGTGTGATCCCTGTTATGCCGACAAATATTCCGAGCAGCTTTTCCAAGGGGAGTTTTATCCCTACAAAATTTTGCTTGCAAAACAACTAAAAGACATGGGGCTAACCTTTCTAGATGGAGAAACACGATCCGATTTTTCCCAGCGGTGCCGAGAGGAATTTAATCGCCGACAACGAGGTTCTGTTCTCCTCAAAAAGAGCTAAATGGGAATGGTGCAAAGAACATGGGTTTGGCGATTTCATTTTGGAAATGACCAAGAGATTTGGTAAGCCGGAATCCATAACGTGTTATCGCCGACCGCAAGAAGCCTCAAAAAACTAAGGGATGAAGGCTGGAATCCGTGGGTGGTTGAAGTTTTTAACCATTTCACCAAAACACGCCGTGACCTTTGGAACATCGGCGACATCATCGCCTATAAAGATCAAGAAATTATGCTGGTCCAAGCGACTTCAGCTTCGAATATCTCAGCGCGGGTAAAAAAGATCGAAAACAGCGAATTTATTGACGGAATTCGGGACGCGGGCTTTTTGGTCGAAGTATGGGGCTGGAAAAAGGTCAAAAACCGTTGGGAAGTCCGCGTGGTAGACGTTTCTTGAGTCTCAAATGGCCTACTGGTTACGAAGACGCGGTCTTAGGGGTCGCATCTCGCCTAAATGATGAATTTGTGGTGCTTGATTTTGAAAAATCTATCGAAATCACTATGAATCTTTGCGATTGCGATCGAGAAGGGGCGATCGATTACTTTTATTTCAACGTTATTGGAAGCATGAGTGGGGAAGCCTATCTTGTAAACGCTACGATCGAGGAAATTAATGAAAGTGCAGAAAAAGACTGAAGTTGAGCGGCAAATTGTGTTTCAGACAGTTAACGGGGTTGAGGTCCACCTCCCTATCAAATCAATAGCAGCAATTAAGACGCACAGGACCTCTCCCGCCGAGATCGAAACAACGGGCGGGGACGTTTACGACATTACAGACGCTGTTGCAGAGCGTGTGATGGATCAGTGTTTTAACGTGAAGGAAAACGGTTAGTTTTGGAACTTCTAAAACTGCTTTCGCCCAGCTCGCCAAAGCTAGAGAGAGGTTTTGGCGCTCCAGAAACAACTTGGGAAGATGTCGCGGGAGCGATGGCAAAAATCAGCCCCCTGGCAAGCTTATACGCGAGGGTAATTTACCTTCGCGACCATGCGCGGGAGGACGAACTCGCACAAGCGATCCTGTTAGTCGCTTTGGAGGCTGGCTGGCCGGAAAATGATGGCGACATTTGGCGAAAGGATCGTCTTTACCAGCTGATTTATCTCGCTCTGGAGGAAGAACGCGACGATCGTTCACGTTGCGGGCAATGTTTGGGCGTTGGTCGGATTGGCATCTATCAATGTGAGAAGTGCGGGGGAGCGGGATTACGAAAACCCACGCTCGCATCTCGGGCGAGAGCGCTTAACATTTCGCCGAAAGCGTTTAAGAAAAGCTGGTCCCGACGTTACGATGACATTATTTTGCCAATCGTTTCTTATTTGGCGATGGAAGTTTTTTTGATTAAATCAAAGATCGGAAAATAACAAGGGTCACGGTTTTTGTGGTATATTAGTTATAGTAGGAAAAGTTTTATCGAGTCGGCTTCGGGCCGACTTTTTTATTTTTGGGACGCCATTACTTAGACGGTCTAACGGGCGAATATACAGAATTAGAAGACCTCGACCCCGATTTTGCGAATCACCTCGGCTATGTGAGCGCGGCTGCGAGAACGATATCCGACGCCGAATGGTCAGGGGCGCAAGATCCGGCATGGATTGAGCGGGAGAAGCTGGATAAGCGTTTGGGCAATTTTGTTATCCCAAAAAAAACCCCGCCGAAGCGGGGCTAATGGAATTAAAATCGGGCGATATGTCATAACTGATTGCCCTCGTCGATTGTGATCAGTTCTTTATCTCGGTCGCTTCCAACTTTTACCATTTCAGCACGGGAATCCCAAGCGTCTTTGCAAATATTGCCCCCCCCGCAAGATGCCTCATAATCTGGGTCGGGATAAAATTCCCATTGTTGTTTTTTAATACTGAACAAAGCATCACCTTTAACATAAATATTAGTGCTTCCGCATTTGGAGCACCGCAGATTGTATTTGTCTTTCATTTTGGGTGTCCTGATTCGTCTAATTCGTAAACGTTGTCGATAATCCAGCTGCCGCTGTGTTGGTCCGGCTCTGTAAAGTAACCACCGTCCGTTTCTTTTGCGATGATCCACGCATCTTCGATATTTTCAGCCTCAATATCGCATTCCAGGAACGTGCCCATCGTCACATAAACTCTATATTGTTTTTTCATTTTTTTACCTTTGTTTGGAAATCGAAAATTGAATCGGGCGCGACCATATGTTTACCGGCATCGCGCCGAAACTGTTTCCGGCTTGTGTAAATTTTTGGGGTCCCGAGGACCGCGAACCCGACTAGGGTCGCGGACCCTTTGCCCGTTCGAACGATTCCAACCCGCCGCCCGACATACGGGCGCAATGAATCTGTGCTTCGGGTTTCGATCGTTTTTTTGCCGGACAAAATCAGGTCTGTGAAATTTTGCGTGGCGTCGTTTATGTTGACGCCAACTAGACCAGTTGAAATCCGGCGCGAGACAATTCCGCGTGTCAATATTTCGCGGGGCGGCACCCGCTCGACATCGCCGAGCGGATAGCCAAATTTGACGGGAGTTTTCAATAATCTTCCTCCCCCCAATACTCGCCCGCGTCGTAAAACCCGCCCTCGCTGCCGTAATAACCCGCTGGCGCATGGGGCGACACTTCGTCGGCTGGGCAAAATGAAGCGTAAACTTCGGCATTGGGAAAAGCTTTCTCAGCTTCGCCCTTGGTTTCAAAATCATCTATCCAGCGTTTCTGTTCGGTGCCGCTTAGAACGCTGCCAGAGCCTTTCAGATACCACTGGTAGACGTTCCACACGCCGTGGCGCGGCTCAATACTCATGTGCAAATTTTTGTCTTCTGACATTTTTTGTCCTCTATCGTTATGGTGTTCCCCAGCGGAACACCTCGTTTTTTGTTAAGCATTCCGAGCAGACTCGATATGCTCCGTCCGCAAATTCCAGCAGCCCGCAATCTTCGGGCACGATGTCCTCATCGAGCGAAATGGTGAGGTTGCAGCGGTCGCACTCAACCGACATACAGTCGGCACAGGCCCAGCCATCACCGTGGCCGATTCGGTTGACAAAGCGGCCAGAGCCGAACGCGGTTGAATTTCCGCAGTGAACGCACGGATCAATCATTGGCGGCCTCCGCTTCGATTCTTTTCAAATCGCTTAAGGGCGGCGTTAATTTCCCGCTGAAGGCGTAAGCCTTGAATTGGCGGCACTCCGCGAGACAGGTGCGCCGATAAGCGCATTTATCGCACGGCGGCTCGCCGACTTGATACATCGTGTTTCGGGTGGGGCGCAGGCTCATTTTTCAAGCCCTCCGAGACTTTTATAAGTGATTTGATCCGGTCGCAAGCTTTGGGCGTGTTCGGTCGCCGCCAGTAGGCCGGTGTCGTTTCCCTTCGCGCCGAAATAGACCTCCGCGAGCGAGCCATCGTGGACGAAAACAAAGTGAACGTTCACGAAGGGTGAGCGCAGGGTTTTTATTTGAACTTGGTTTTTCAATGGGTCACCCCCGTTTCGACTGAGTCCAAAATTAGGTAAACCGCGTCGAGCATCTCGCGAGCAATCGCTGGGCTTTTGCAGAGAATCGCGGCAACGGTTAGCAGATCAAAAACGGCGTTTTTTTCCTCGCGGTTGAACTCTTCGACAACGTCCAAAATTTTGGTGAGCGCATCGCCCTGACACTCGCGCGAATTGATCAACGCTAAATAATCATCAATGAAAGGGTTTTTTTGTTTTCTTGTTTGCATGGTTTTTCCTGTTGTGCCCGCATCGCGGGCGTTGGTTAAGCTTGAAAAATAAAATAGCGATGACGCCCGCCGCAGCGCACCAGAAAGCGCCCGTCCGCGAGCCGATACAACCGGAACGCCTCGGGAAGGTCGGCAAGCTTTCGGCCTTGCAGCTTGAAAAATTCCGCGCCATTGCTGGCGCTTTGAATTTCACGCATTCTCAAAGCGTCATCGAAAAATAAAACGGGCGTCGCAATCATGCCGCCGCCCCGAGTCGCGCATCGATCCGCTTTTTACCGCCGCCATGAGCACGGAATCCAATCAGATAATCGCGGTCGTGGTCGGCACATAATCCGCAGCTCGAACAGGTCACGCGGTCGCTGGTTTGGGCTGGACAGATAACAACCTTTCGCCCTTTGGGCGTGTGACTAACTTTCGGCGTGTCACTGGACACTACAACGGCGACAGCTAAACCGGTTGCGGCTTTTTTGTCGGCGTCCGTCAAATTGTCCGCGCTTAGATTGATAGGAAGGCCCGCAGCTTTTGCGGCTTTCAAGATGCGCACATTGGCCGCCGTTGGCCGGTAATGCGTGAACGAGATCACCCGCAAATGCTTGAACGCTCGCGCCTTCTCCAGAATCGCGGCTTTGTCGATAAGCTCGGGATTGTTCGCGGTGGGCCATTCATCGCCCGCGACTTTGTCCCGAATCAGTGAGCCACGCGGCAAGCGCTTTACCTGTCGATAAACCTCGGCGAGCTGCTGCCCACGTTCGCCCGCGTCGAGCTTCGCCCAATTTAAGCGGGTATAAAATCCGCTTTTGGCGTAGCAGTCGGAATCAATAAGCGGACACGACGGCGGGCAAGTAAAAGACGGGTAACTGGTGCACGCCATCGGCCCGAGCTTGGCATTCATCGACACTCGGACGAATTGCGCTATAAGCTTCTCAGCTGGGGCGCTCATATGCCATCACCGCCCGCAATAACCAAACGGGCAAAAGCTTTCACGGCGTCAGCTGCGACGGGATCCGAGTTATTGATTAAGCGCTGCAAGTCGTCGAAAACTTTTCGACACATTACGCACTCGCGCCACGTTGTCGGATGCTTAAACCCATCGGGCCACGGGCTGCAATAATTTTCGACGTAATCGAAACCGTAGGCGGCATTCTCTAAATCGGTGCCGCAATATAGGCAAGCTTTCGGGGCGCTCATAAAAACCACCCCAGAATTAAAACGGCGAACACGCCGCCGGTTATGGCAACGGCTGCCGGTAGCGCTTCCGCAATTTCAAACCGGATGCGCCGCCGATTCTGTCGCGCTTGCTGGCGCTCAACTTCGCGCCGATGATTGGCGAGCAGCTCGGACCATGTCGCAGCGAAATCATCATCAAGCGCCGCCATGCGTTCTGTCATGTGTCTATTCATAATCCCTCCCGAGGGGTTTTCTATCTGGTTAACATTGACAACTAATAGGAAGAATACCGGAAAGTCGGG